AGAATTATTGTGAGAAAAATACATCCTTTGATCTTGATGACTGTGCGCTATAGCACCATGATTAGCAGCGCCAGCAACAGGAAAACTTGCTTGATCTGCAAAGTAAAAAGGTATTATGCTGCCTACTGACGGTGCTGTAATAACACCAGTATCATCAATTGTAATCAATGAATTTTGTAGTGTGTCACCAGTTGTGCCATCAAATCTAATAATTGCATTATCTGTAGAGCTTGCTGCTTTTGATACATCTCCAGTTGCTGTTGATGATATTACACCATCAACGTCAATTGTAATAGTTGTGCCGTCAATCTTAACACCACCTAAGTCTGTTGTTGTTGCTGTAGGTAATGAATAAGCAGAACCGGCACTTGATATTACACCGTTGCCATCTATTGTAATAGTTGTGCCATCGATCTTAACACCACCTAAGTCTGTTGTTGTTGCTGTTGGTAAGGAGTAGGATTCTCCGTTAGATACCCAACTCGAGCCATTCCATGTCCATGTTGTTGTTCCAACAGTTACAGTATCATTGATACTAGGCATGTTTGGAAAATTAATTGCCATTTGCTGATTCCTCTATTAATCTTTCTAGCTGTCTTATTTTACTGTCTAATTCTTTTATTGCAGAAACGAGTGCAGGTATTAATTGTGTTTGATCTAATCCTTGGTACATACCCTGGTCGTCGTGCAATAACCATGAATTATAGTCTGATACTTTTAAAGCAGCCGCAACTTCTTGGGCAATAAAACCAGTTTGTCTTTTTCCAGCCTTATTTTGAACGTCTGAATTCCAAGTAAAATCAACTGGTCTTAACATTTTTACAAAATCTAAACCGTTGTAAAAAGGTGTTATATTATGTTTTAGTCTTTCATCAGATGCAGACGACAAATATAAATCTCGAACTTTATATTCTGCGTTGCCTATATCCCAAGTAGCATTTGTTGTAGGTATGTAATGACCTGTTATTGCTATATAATTTGCATTAGATCCTGTACCATCTATGTGTAGTGTATTGGTATAACTACTAAGTCCAAGAGTTAAATCGCCTATTAAAATTGAACTACTATTTGATGATATACCTACTGCTGAAATTTCACCAAGTGTTGCAGTAATTGTGGTATTATCTACAGTTACGCCTCCAAGTGTAGTATTGCTTGCTGCTGGTAAAGTGTAACCGGCGGCAGGAGTAGCATCTACCCATTGGACACTAGTGCCATCATTATAGTATATCTTTAACACACCAGTGTCAGATTGCCACCATAAATCCCCTTGAGTAGGAGTTAACGGAGATGAATCTGATATTGTTACAGCAGGAGCTGAAGTTAAATATCCAGCAGTCGCGTGGTTGCCCCAATTGTATGCTGTATTCCAATTTATTATTGTTTCATTAGTAACAGAAGCAGCTGGACTAGAAGCTCGCAAATAACCTTCTGCACTGTGATCACCCCAACTGTATGCTGTATTCCAATTAGAAATTTCTGTATTTCCTATACCTGCTGCAGGGCTTGCTGTAAATACTGGATCTGTTTCTGGAAATTCAGTGCCATCTCCTGCAACCCAAGCAGTACCGTTCCATTTTAATATATCATCAACATCAGGAGCAGCGGTTAAATCTACATCTTGTAAAGACCCTAAACTTTCTGCAGATATATTTTTTAGATAATTTTCAGCAGCATGATCTCCCCAATTAAATGCCTGTCCCCAATTCGTTATATTTTGTTGGGTTATATTGTAAGCAACGCTGGCAGTAAAAACAGGGTCAGATTCTTCATAAAATGTTAAATAACCAACAAGCGCATGATTACCCCAATTATAAGCTTCGTTCCATGGACCCACTCTTGATTCTATTGGAGTAAGTCGACTGTCTAAATCTGCAAAATTGCCATCCAATTCTTCGTATGTCAACGCAGAATTTTTATTTAATCTTAATACTATTGCCATTATTCTACATATCCTATTTCAACATATCCTGGTTGAATATAATCAGTTTCGCTATCATCATTAATTACTTCTATCGGTTGTACAACTACAACTGGATCATATAAATTTCTTCTCTCATATAAATTAGTTGAGGAAACAAATTTAAATCCTAATTGAGATGTTGCATCTCTACTACTATTTAAAATTTTTGTCAAGGCGTTAGTAAGTTGTGGGTTAGATAACCTACCAAGTTTATCTAATAGTTGAAATATAGGTATGTTTTCACTTTTAGCTTGCCCTAATAAAACTTGACTCACAGTCTTTGCTGCAGTTAGGCCAAATCCTCTCTGTTCAAAAAATCCAACCGTAGCGTCATAGTCGCTTTGGTTCACTTCTAAGCGTTTGTTAAAATAATTATCAAAAAATTGTATAACTTTTTGGGACGAATTTAACTGCGTATTTGGCAAAGCCGGCATTTTTTATCCTTAAAAAGTTGGAAAACTTGTATTTGGCACTCCTGACACAGAGGCTTCTATAGTATCTACCAAAACGTTTGTTGCTAATTCTTTTGCTTCTTCGATTACACCATCAACTGTCAATTTGGCTGTATTTCTAACTATATTTATTCCTGCTACAGTTGCAGCAATAGGATTATTAAATCCGATTCCTGTTGTAGCGTAATTAAATAGATCAACGCCTCCTGAAAGAACAGCTCCTAAAGAAGCTGTACCGCCGCCTAGCATAGAGTTAGGGCTAGCAATATAATCGTAGTGTGCAAAATCTCCAAAACCTTTTGGCGCTATACCATCTCTTACAGCTCCTCTTTCTACCCACACACTTTCATAGGCAACAGTAATAGAATTTTCATTAATCTCACTTCCAGGGCTAGAATTAACATCTCCATAATTCCAGTCAGTAATTAAAGGATTTACTAGTGTAAAAGTAGTATAGGTTTTCCTAGTTAATTGACTTATCTGTATGTTGTTGAAAAAGGGGTCTGTTATTCCTCTATGTAACCCATATACCCATGCATTACGTTTTGCATTTTTATATGTACTATCTTGATAATTTCTTTGGTATGCAGCCTTAGTCGACGACGATGTCCCATAATTGCCATCCATAAAATAGTATCTATAATAAGCTTCAAGTAATCCTCCAATTATGCCTTGATTATCATCATGGAATGTAATAGTAATTGGATTATATGTTAAACCAGTTTGAATATTCTTCGTTCTATTATACTTTTTCTTTGTTTCAACATTAGCAGTAAAAGTTGGCAATCCTGCGCTTTTAACGAGTAATCCAGCTTCTATAGTGTGCTGCTTTTTATCCCATGTAGGTAGAACGGCAGCTAGGGCAGGTGAAAAAGAGAAATATACATGGTATAGGAATTTAACTTTAGGTGATAATCTAAAATCATTCCTAACAAATGTCCTTGAAGCATGGGCAAAATCGCCCATGTGACCTTTAGGATTTGTAATTCCATTAAATAGTGTTTCAGCGTATGCCCAAAAATCCAATATTTATCCTTTTACTTATGAACCAACGCCTGATATTGCAGCACCTACTGTTCGTGCTACTGTAGTGGTTAATCCGCTATCTGAAATAGCATCGGCTACTATAACATTATCATATCTTACAGTCATGCTTATTGTAACAGGTTGTGACTCTGCATAATTAAATGAATTGTAATTTACACTCTCAACATAACAACCTATTAAATCGAATTCATCAAGAATGCTGGGACTATCCCCGGTATCAGTGAAATCCTTGTTATTAGCACCATTTAAAGCTTGTACTTTCATCCTAAATTTATAATCTGCGCCTGATGCTGCAGAGGATTGCTCAAAAAAGTCAAGTTGTTTTGTTAACTGTTCACCAATTAGTTGCTGTACATTATTTTCTACATCATCTCTGAAATTGATTGTGATTGGTTCCCAATTATGCTTACCTGCTAAGTAAATCCTAGAATTGTATGCGTCAACAGTAATTTGGTCAAAGCTAAGGTTAGGTCGAGTAACATCTATTACATGCTTGGTAACCTCCTTTTTCTTTTCTACTGAGCCTGTAGCACCAAACGAAGTAAAAATCACTCTAAATCTATATTGTAATTTTGGCATTAAAAGTCCAGTGCCGGCATCTGTCGGGGTACCGACAGAATCTCCAATTGGCACTGTCATCCCATTTAAACTTGCAACTCCCATTTTTTTTCTCCTTTAAATTCAGCCAGATATTTCACCGGTATTTTTTATTCTTAATGGTATATAAATAAACTCTATTGATTTAACCGGTTCTACAGCAACATCAATATAAAGTTCGCCTCTGTCTATTCTTGCAGGTGTATTATTTGATGAATCGCACACTACAATATAATCATAAATTGCTCTTGTTGCAACTAAATCTAGCAAAATAGCCTCAACTCCTGTTATAACTTGGTCTCTTGTTTGAGCATCATTTGGTTCAAACAAATATGGCTTTGTTGCAATTTTCAGCTGTCTGCGTAAAAATATTATCATACGAACAACATTAATCCTGTCTAATGCACTTGCAGTAAGCTGTCTAGTTTTTTGGCCGTATGCCATTAGTCCTGCTCCTGTTACAAATGTAATCGGATTTATATTATTTGAATACAGAGTGTCTCTTAATCCTTCGTTAAGAGCTATTGGTTTGAATTCACCTTCAGCAGTTATGTAACCTGTAGATGATGCATTTGTAATATTACCTCTACTTACTCCGGCAGGAGCAAACCATGGATATGAAACCTGATCGCTTAGGGCAAGTGTCCTAAGCATCATATGACTTGATGGGACAACTACATTATTACCAAAATTATCACTTGTATATCCAGAAGGATAATACATTGCTATGTATGGATCAGCTGTAACAACTCCATCAATTCCGTCTTCAGCAACAACATTTACGTTGGTACCCCAGTTATTTAAAACAGTTCCATTTGGTTGTAGTCTATATGGTGTATCACCGACTATAAATGCTGATAATCCTCTATCATAATTCAAGTTTATTAATTCATTGTGTAATTCTGGATACCCTGGACAAGCCATTAAATTAAATACCCTAGATTCGTCGTCTCTAATTTCCTCATTATTATTAACCATTGCTTGCAATCTTTGTACTACAACTTTACGTTGAGCGTGTCTGCCAAAAGTACCAGCTCCGTCTAGTCTATTTCCTGACTCTGTTTGCCATCTTGCTTCTACATAAGCTGACATGGATTCGTTGCCATATCTTATATTTTTTTCTGCAGTATCTATTGCATTTTCTACATATTGTTTTACATTAAATCCACTTCTTCTAAGATTAACTAATAGCATTCCTTTTGGATAAAGTGCAGGATCTGGGCTGTCAGGATCTACATAATCTGATAAAAGCAAATCTTCAATATCACCTGGCTTGTCACTGTTGGCTCCTGCAGTATTAAAACGAGCATCTGCAAAAAGTACACCATCCTCTGTTGTTTGATCCGTAGTATCGATAGCAAACCATCGTTTTTTTATAGGTAAATCAGTTCTTAAACCATTATACTTGTAAATTTTTAAGTATTCGTCTATTACTGATGTATCAATCCATAGATCTCCTGTAACTAATTCTGTTTGATCTGTTTGTAGCAATGGAACGGTTGCACTTACAATAGGTCCTGCAGGATCTGTTTTACTTCCTGCTACTGCAGAGTAATAAGGACTTGGTACAGTAGAAAGACCTGACGTTCCGTCATACTGATAACCAACAAATGCGTCACCATTGTGTATTAAAATATCTACTTGATCTACAATAGAACTGTACCATAATTGTCCATCTGCGGTAGGTCCAATTGGCTCGACATCTGAAGCAGTGTAATTCATTGTTTTCCAATACGACGCTTGTAATCGTGAAGGATCACTGGTACCTTGTTGTAAATATAAATTTACTGTACCATTATTACTATCCACATAAGCAGAAAATCCTGCTTCTGCCCAGGCATTGTCATTGTCGTTTATTCTAATGTCTCCTCCTTGCGAATGGAAAACAACTAATCTATTTTGATCGTCTACACTTGCGCTCACATTAGGCACATTTGCATCATTAATAGCTCCTGCCATTAATAATGAATCACTTTCTTGACCTTGTGGGGTAAATGAAACTGTTACAGGAACTGAAAAGTTTGCAACTGTAGCATCAGTAGATGACAAATCAAATGTTAATGGTCCGCCTGTAGTAAAAGATCCTGCAATGATTCTTTGGCCAGTAATCGCAGTTGTACCAACTCCGTTTCTTGAAAAAAGTTTTAAAGTTGCTGTAGGTCTTAAATCTCCGGCAACATCAATTAGTCCATAGACTGTGCCTGCTAGTAGGTTTTTACCGCCGCCGGTTCTATCTAAAGAATAAAGTGCTTCTTCATTTGATTTATATATCGGTACATCTACAGGTTCCCATGTTGCTAAAACTTCGTTGTATTTTGTAACAACAATATTCATACCTAAATTTGGAAATGTAGTTTTTAACCATACGCTACCTGTTGGTCTTGGTTCTGATCCTGTTGCTTTAAATTCAGGAATTTGCGTGTGAGTCGAAACATTTAATTTAGGAACATAATAAACTGCAGACTGGTTAGATCCTATTCCAAGTTGAGCCATAATATCATATGTATTATTTGTTCCTGTAATTGCAACACTATCAATGTTATTTCCTAGACCGTCAGTTCCATCTGAATAAATTGCAAGTCTCCCATCTTCGTTTGCTGCAAAAATATTTCCAGCTACAAAAACTGTGTTGATTGCAAGAACTACAGCGTCTAAATCTGAGCCTGCTGGAATACTCACCGTTCCGCCGGCAATTGTTAAATCTTCTGTAGCATTTGCTGGATTCGCTGTGTAAACTACATCACCAGTTACTACAGGCCAACTTTTAATCCAAGCATCACTACCTACTAATACCCAATTACCACTTTTATTTCTATAATAAATTCTATGCAAAGTAGTAGTTGCAACAACTGCATAGCTTCCTACACCCCCTACTGTTTTATTAGGAGCGGGTAAATCAGATCCATTTGTCTGTAATGAAGCTGCCTCATCTAATAATGTTTCGTCTGTAATTATAATTATTTCCTTAGATTCAAATATTTGTCCTCCAGTTATTAGACTACTACCATTCCATTCTGCTACGCCATAACGAGAAATACTTGTATCTAACCAAAAATCTCCGTCAATAGGATCTGCTCCAGGAGCAGTTGCTGATGCTTCTAATTGTGATAAATCTAGATTAGCTCGCAGGACATATGCTCTGTTAGCAATGCCTAAATAAGAATATGCAGCATTTAATCCATACTCGTTCAACTCTCCGCCATGAATTGGATTGTTACTTGTATCAACTTTAAAGATTGGATCTCCAAAAGTATCTACAAGATCTCGTTGCGATGTTATTAAATATGGCGTTTCTGCGTTTGTAGCTAGGGTTCCTGCTGCAATTCCTGTTCCGCTACCATTAGGTTTATTTGCTGCTGTAGCGATAAAAATACAAGGAATCGTTCCTCCATCTGCTGGGGTATAAAAGCTCTCGTCTACTACACTAACTTCTACACCTGGTGATACTAATGCCATTGTTGTCTCCTTTTTGGCTTATAACTTTTTTTACTAAAAGTATTTATTTGTTTTTGTCAAAAAAAAATTCAAAGAAATTGTAAAAAAAGGGGGAAAAAGGTTGCTAAATATTTTATGAGACCATTGTGTATCTGCGGAATGAGGGCGGCAGCCGTAAATTATAAAAAAAATAATAAAATATATTATAGGAAAAAATGTGAAGTTTGCTTGAAATCTAATAAAACGGCTGTAGGAATTCCATTATGGAAGATAGCAGGATATATAAAAAAAAGTTATTGTGAAAAATGCAATTTTAAAAGTAACTTTAGCGAACAATTTAATGTTTATCACATTGACGGGAATTTAACAAATTGCAAAATTAACAATCTGAAAACTATTTGTGCTAATTGTCAACGTATTTTGTATAAAGAGGGAGTAAAATGGAAGCAGGGAGATTTACTTCCAGATTTTTAACCTATAATAAATCCATATCCAGTTCCGCCTGCAACTGCTGTAGAAATTTCTTGTTCTAATTTTTCCATTTCTGCCTGCGCTTCGCTTTTTAATGCATACCATTAAGTTGTCCTCCGCCTTGGGGACCTGCAATTGTAGCAAATTTAGATCTTGCTTCTCCGAGCATCATTTTACTAATAGCCAATGCATAATCTCTAATCCATACTTTTGCCATGTAATCACTTAATAGCTGATCATCTGGTCTATAGTTATAGCACTCAAGTAATAAAGTTTCTTCGGCTCTAGGACGTTGTAATATGGTTAATACATGTCTTGTCCTATTCCAATTAAATTCTATGAAAGATCCAAACATCCTTCCTACAAGTTCTTGGAATTGACTGAAAAAATCGTAAGTTGCTAAACCGCCTAAATTAGAACTAGC